TGAAACTCTAGATAAAAGAAAATGGTAAATACGTAACTAATTGATAATTAATTAAATAAGAAAGAAATGGGATTATTAAGTGGTGTCACGGCTCTAATAGCCAAACACCTGATAATCAGCCCTAAAATGGGGTTTTTCTACTGCGCCAAACCCCTAAAGAGGGGCGAAATGTGGTGTGTTTTGGTAGGTTTAGGCGCAAAAATCAGCAAATTTTAAGCAAATTTTAAGGCTGGCTTATGGCAAAATCTCGTTTTCGCTTAGATGTTCGTAGGGCGTTAAAAGATGGTACGTACCCAATCCAGATTATAGTAGGGCACGGCACTAACATCTATCTTGGTACTGGTGTCTATGCCTCGGTTGGTGAGTGGGATGCCCGGACACAACAATACATCGGTAAAGGGGCACGGCGTATTAACGCCGCCCTTGTCTCTATGCTCGCTACGGTTACTAACCGCATCATGGAATTAAAGGAGACTGGGCAATGGCCGAAATTATCACGTAGGCAAATCAAACAAATGCTTACCGACTTGGAATTGGAAAAGCCCACCATTGATGTACCTACACTTAGTGACGTATTTTCGTCTATGTGTGAGGGGCGTGCCGATCGCACTAAGGGGATAACCAAAAGTGCATCGTTAAAGATACAGGCCTTTGGTTATGACCCGGCAAAGCTGCACTTTGAGCAAATAACGACTACGTGGTTAGATGATTTCTACGTGTCGATGTCGGGGTTATCCGTTAATACGAAAGCGGCGTACATGAAAGCTATTAAGCGTGCGTTTAACTGGGCAATAGACCACGATATAACGACTAATGACCCTTTCAGGCACTACCACATAAAGGTAGAAGAAACTCGTATGAGGGATTTGCCTATAGAGAAAATGAGGCAACTATTAGACTTACCATTACAGGGGCTTTATCCTGAATATCGTGATTTGTTCATGCTTACCTTTTACCTGATAGGCATTAATACGGTTGATCTTGCCGACTGCACGTTAGATAGCATCGTTAATGGTCGCTTGGAATATCGCCGACACAAAACAAATAAGCTATATAGCATTAAGATTGAGCCGGAAGCAATGGAGATAATAAACCGCTATAAGGGAAAAAAGCACCTTATACGCTGCTTTGATAGGTACAAAGACTATAAAGCCTTACAGGGTAGCGTTAATAACGCTCTGGCTAAAATAGGCCCTGCCCGGTTGGATGATAACGGTAACTTTGTTTTTACCGGGAACAATCGAAAAGTAATGCAACCTTTAGAAAAGGGGCTATCTTTGTACTGGGCACGTTATTCCTGGGCTACGTATGCCGCCGACTTGGATATACCCAAAGATACTATCAGTGAGGCTTTGGGACACTCCCACGGCGCAAAGGTTACAGGTGTGTATATAAAGTACAATAGAGATAAAGTAGATGCCGCAAACCGCAAAGTTATAGACTATGTATTGGGTAAAGCAAATCGCCCGGGCTAACCTCTCGGTCGGCTCCGGGCTTGCACTATTCAGAAAACAGATTTATTTCTTCGTAGATATAAGAATATAGCGTAAATAATCACCGCTACGCAACATAAAAAGCCAATATGGTAAATTGTACGCTGATACCATTTTAAGGCTTTTACGCCTTGTTTCTGTGTCTCTCTGTTGGCTTGTTTGTTGTCTCGGCTCTGCACTCCATTTGCTTGCAGCTTATTGGTGTCGGTGCTGTCCTTGCTCTGGGTGATATTCTCGGCTTTCTTCTGGGTGACTTTCTTGCCATGTTGGTATGACTTAACGCCATCGGCTTTCAGGTTGCCCAAAGTGTCGATTGTGAGCGTACCGCCGTTATTGGAAAACTCGATATACCCCCAATCGCTAAAATACGTTAGCGTGGTTCGGTTATCGGCTTTGATAGTACCTACGTGGATGCTATCGGTTGCTAACTTGGTGGTGTCGGTTTCCTCTCTTGTAGTTGTGGATGATTCCGATACCGCCTTTTTCGTCGTCTTGCAGCCTATCAGCCAAAACAGGGCTAACAGGCACATACAGATAGTTATAAACTTCTTCATCGGCTTATTACTTAATGTCTTTGTACTCTTTTGTAGCGTCGAACGATGGGCACGCCTTGGCTGCAAAGTCTCGGTGTCCGTGGATCGTGGCAATAGGGTAACGGTGCTTTAACTCTGTAAGCAACTTTACCAAAGCCGCCTTTTGCTGTGGTGTTCGGGTGTCCTTTGGTGTCTTACCATCGGATGCCAAACCGCCCACATACACTACACCAATACTATTTGTGTTGTGCTTCAGGCAATGTGCCCCAACCTCGCTTTCTGGTCGGCCTGGTTCTACCGTTCCATCCAAATCTACTACATGATGGTAGCCAATTCCATTCCAACCTTTAGCCTTGTGCCATCGGTCAATGTCTGCCGCCTTAAAGTCCTTACCCTCGGCGGTTGCCGTACAATGTACGATGATCTCATTAATCTTTCTCATATTAATAACCATTTTGTGGGTCACGTTTAATGCAACCCTTAATTACACACTTATAGCGTTGTAGGTCTAATTCTAACTGCGCCTTTTCCTTGTTGAGCTGCAAAATATCTAAATTCTGCTTTCTCACTAAATCGGTCTGCTCTGCAAATCGTTGCTCTTTATCTTTGAGTTGAGTTTGCAAAAAGTCCATAGCCTCACGCAAAACATTAAATTCTACGTTGTCGGCCTCGGCTTCCTCCTTTCGGCGGTTAGTTTTACGATTCATACAGTATTTAATCATTTCCCAACCGCCCAAAGCGGTAATAACCGATACTACTATTTCAATTACCTGCATGGTGCTCGATGCTGTTAAGTTCATAAATCACTTTTCCGTCTCGCTGCTCTGTTACTACTACATACCTTGTAAGTAGCAATCTAAATAAGTCCATATCCAACCTATCGGATGATAGGGTAATGGGTGCTTTATCAGTAGTCGCCATTTCTAATTCTCTGCATTGTTTGATACCTCAATTTATGTTTGTTCTTAATTGCCAATACCTCGTAGTGCCCTTTGATGTACACATATTCTTTGAATACGTGCGGCTCAATCATGTTTAACACTTTGCGACGTGTGGCGTATTCGTTGGTATGCCGTAGCAAACCTAAATATGAGTTGATACTACATACTGCGTGTAATACCTGACGCTCGTTGTTAGCCTTGTTTAGCCGTCTGACCGATGCGACAAAGTTTGTTATTGTTCTGTTACAGGTATAGACACGTCCGGGTTTGACTATTGACCCGGTAAACTCCACGCCTTTGCTGTAATGTTGCAAATAAAACTTTTTCTCATTCAGTCGTAAACCTAACTTGGCTAATAGCTCACGTATCTTAGGCATTAACGCCAATAGCTTTTCTTTGTCCTTATGGATGCAATAGAAGTCGTCCACATACCTGCCATGATGTTTTATACCCTCATTCTCGATAAACCAATCAAGCGTATTAAGTAAGAAGTTTGCGAATATCTGGGCAAACAGGTTGCCGATGGCTACGCCCTTACCCTCACCATTTGTAAATAGTGATTTGTTCTTATCCAACTTCTCCCAATAGCTCAAAGGGCTGTGCCGTTCACAATTCTTTTCGGGGCTGTGTAAAATAACGACACGGCAAAGGTAGCGCAAATCGTCTATGTCTTCGCCCTTGTAGTACTTGACTATAAAGCGATCTACCATTTCAGACAATAACTTTTTGTCGATGCTCATAAAGAAACCTTTTAAGTCAAGTTTCATAATGTGGCAATCTTCCGTATAATTATTGCTGCACTGCCTTATATCTTCTTTCAGCGTATTAATACCATATAGCTGCCCTTTGCCTTTCCTGCAATTAAATGTACGCTCGCTAAAGATGTTTTCAAATAACGGCGTTAGGCGCAAAGCTATGTAGTGGTGTACGATTCTATCCTCAAAGGATGCTGCAAATACCTCTCTGTATCTTGGGCGTGTTACGACAAAGCAAATAGACTTACCCGGTTGGTACGTTCGGTTATTGATTCTATCACGCAAAGCAATCAAACGGCTTTCGTAGTCCATTTCGTAAACAACTGCGCTTGCTGTTCGTCTCTTGCTATGACGGCAATCAAAGTAAGCATCTAAAAGCCACTCTGTCGTTACCATTGTATATTATCATTTGTCACGTTTCTGTTCTCTGTAAATAGTGCTGACACTGCCCTAACTCTGTTCGTGTTGCTGGCCTTAGTGTTCCAATTGTTCGTATTACCGTCGTTGAGGTTTAGATTCCATGCGTTGGTAGCACTGTTCTCGGTTGGCCGCAATCTGTGGTTTATTATCTTATTCTTAGCCGTAAATGACGGCATAAACCCCATTTATTACGGAAAATTGCGCTCTCGGTCTGTCGTAACATTCCGATTCTGGCTACAAAGCGTATTAACTACTTTGTTTTTCCACGCTGACGATTGTTTACCTATTTCGTCCATTAACTCGATGATACTTGCAAATTTTCCTCTGCCTTTTATCCACTCCCTTTCTCCGGCAATTCTCATTAGCGTTTTCATTGTCTCAAACTCTGCCTGAAACTCGGTTAGGTGCTTTACTGTCTCGGCTTTGTCCTTATTGATGTACGCCGCTGCTATCTCCTGCATCAGATTAACGCCAATTTCTTGCAGCTTTGCCCCGATGGTGAATTTGTGGGCACGTGGGAAATTGGGCACAATATCCAAAATAATGTCTAACAACTTTCGTGCGTCTAAATAAATCTTTGTACTTGAAACTAATTTTACCGCCATTGCTTGTTTTTATAAATTGCCTTATAATGGTACGGCTTTCGCCGTACCTAAAGGTTAAAGACTAAGAAATTAAGAATTAAACAATTAATGCTGACACTGCCCTAACTCTGAGCGCGTTGCTGGCCTTAGTGGTCCAATAGCTCGTATAACCGTCGTAGAGGTAAAGATACCATGCGTTGGTAGCACTGCCCTCGGTAGAAGTCCAATACCAATCCTCGACTAACTGGGTGGCTCCGGTAATCAGGGACAAAGCATAATTGATTTTTGTCATGTTGGCATAAATCATAAACATTTCTCCCAACGATGGTAGCCACCACTTACCCGCTGTCAAACCATTACCATTAGCGTTGGCACGGCTATACAGATTGCAGTAGCCCGGTGCATACTGCGCTGTATTGGTAATTGCATCGGCTTTGCTTGCTTCGATAGTAGCCGCCGTGTTCGCCTTACCGTTCCAATCGTTCATCGCTGTTACACGATCGCCTGTTGTCGTACCGCCTCCGCTGATAGCTGCGCTACTCCACGTTAGCTTAGAAGTTGATTCGGTAGGGGCCACGACTAAGATTTTGCCGCCCTCGACAACTACCACGCCGTCGGCAATTTCGCCGCTATTCTGTAACGATGTCCACTTATGAGGCCTAACCATGAGTGGGTAATTATCGCTCTTACGGTGATACATGATAAAGATACCATCGTATAAGCCGTTAAGGTTCATACCTGCCAACAAAGCGGTTTTGAGGTTCGCCAATGAGATAAGCGTAACCTTTCCGTTTGCGTCCGTTACCGGGATTTTCTGGTCTGTGTTGATGGTCGTTACTGTTGCCTGACCGCTCAACTTTTTTGTTTTCTTTACTGCCATAATTACTACTATTTTAATATGTCAAAATCTGATCCATTATAAATTATAAAATCAAAGCTGCCATCGTTTCGGCTTGCATCGTCCGATACGACTACATCAAAGTAACCGTTACCCAATGAGTGCATAGTGGCTTTTACAGGGCTACTTGCACCGTAGCATACACCTCGCCCGGTTAATATTACACGGCAATTACTTGTATAAGTAAACCACGTACTCGGAAAAAATACCCGGTAAAGTCCTTCAGATTGTCGGGCTACCGTTAGTTCGCTGCCATCAAACGTATTGCTCGTTATTGATGTGTTGCTACTACTGTTTCCACCCGATACCGTGCCAAATGCCAAAGCCTTTAAACAATGCCCATATTTTTGACTTGTCATTAAGTCAATACGATTTAGCACGATCCAACCGTAGAACTCCGTGGTAGTGCCGTAGCCTATCATTTCCACAATTTCACGGCTAACTTTTAACCTGCTTTTTTGGATTCCGTCCTCAAAGAAGTATTTGCCATTTGGCGCACTAATTCCGGCTTGACCTTGCGCCATTGTACCGCCCCATTTGTAGTTTACAATGGTTAGTCGTCTTCCATTCTGGCTTACGTCCCACGGCATAGAATAGGCAGTTAAAAAACCGCCATCGCTACTAAGCATAGCCACATTATCGCTGTAATCAACATCAAAGCTATCATTAGCCAAATTGAAAGGATTTCGTATTGAGCCGATAACCTTTACATTTGTGAACGTGCCATTTGTGAACGTACCGCTATTGCAAGTAACGTTGCCGTCTTTTGCCTGAAAGATAATGTTACCGTTAGCGTCTTTCATGTCGATAGCCTCCACACCCAAATTTTTGACTAAAGCATACTGCGCTAACAGTATCTTTGTAGCCACCATTTCCAGTTTGTCGGCTAACTTCCAAAGTCCGCTATTGGTGTCTGTTGCACTTCCTGGGTTATTGCTTGCGGTCTTGGTGTGCGATTTGATGCAAGAATAATAGTTATTGCCATACAAAACTATGTCCTTGTATTCCTCGCCGCTTGCACCTGATTGGAACACATAGCCTACGGCGCAATCGCTCCACGCTTGCGGGCCTCGTAGTGCCGGACTTCTGTCGCCTTTGGCTCCATTCTCACCACTTGCAATGTAGTATAGTGATTGAGCCGTTATTATAGCCAGGTTTGTGTCGATAGCCGTTACTTTAGCGTAAAGACTGATGGTAATACGTTGTTTGTCCGATACCGTGCCATTAATAACCATCGTGTCACCTACGGAAAAATCAGATACATTTATGATTCCGTCCCAATTGACTGACCGCCCACTAAGTCCGTAGAACTGCGTCCACTCCTTGTAGGTATAGTTATATACGTTTCGGGATTGGGCGACAATTACGCCCTTTCCCTTGCGTATAAACTTAACTGTTCTTGTTATTGACACACCCATAGGCTTAACTTTCTGATGTTATCGTTACGCTGATGTCTCCACCACTCTGCAAACACATATCACGTGTTACGGCATAGCTTGCAACCGCCGTTTCTCGCTCGCTGTCACTATTCAGGTAAACACCTGCTGCATCTTTCACGACAAAGAAAAACTTAGCGTTTTTGATTGCTTGCGTGTTCGTTCCACGCTTGACGATCCACGGCGTATATGTTACTCTGCCGTTGCCGCTCTCGTCCTCGCTTATCGCCTCGTCTTCCGGTGTCGGGCGTGCGTCGATGTCGTAGGGGTCGGATGCGTCCATAACGCCCTGTATGTCCTTACCGATTTCGACACCACTACGATTAACAGTTACTCGATACTCGCCGTATGTGTCTATACTGCTGCCTGACACTGTAAGCGTCTGGGCGGTCTGTCCGTTGATTACCTCCCAACCACGGGCCCCCATCTTCTCCCACACGTAGGTTAAATCTTTGGTGATTTCCCCGTAGTTCTGGTATGCCATCGCCTTTAAAACGCAACTGCCGCCCTTGTCGGTAATAACAAAGGCTTTGTTATCTCCTGCGACGATGGCAACACGATAACTTGTACCTGTTGCTTTCTGCACTGGGATTGTATAGGTAGCTTGGATATTATCGCTTTGTGTGCCATAACTGATAGCTGCCACCATCTTGATAGTTACCGGGGCAAAACCTGCGATTTCCACCAAATTCTTAACAATCTGCAAACCATAGTAGATGTTGTCGCCGCTTGGCGCAAACTTCTTAAAGTAGCCTGCAAAAATGCCGCTTGACGTGTCGCCGTTAAACTCGATTTTCGTACCATTAAAAAAGTACTGCATACTATCAGGCGTCGCCACTCCCTCGGCTACTCGGCTACTCATACAAACAAAGTTAAGTTTCGGCTTTGTCTGTTCAAAGTTAGGGAGCACATTAGTAACGTCGGATTCCGTGCCCTCCCATTCTTGGTAGATGTCACCATCTGGGCACATGATCAATGCCGTATAAGTTCCTGCTTTCGCAATAAACTTAATCGTTCTGGTTGTACTCGCTTTGCCCATAGTTCCTTACTTTTTGGTTTTACTTTCTGTTTGCTCACTCTCTGACGCTTCCGGCTGTTGGTCGCCATCCGCATTTTCCTCGTTGGCCTGGCCCTTGTTGCTGTTGCCGCCATTGTCGGTGCTCCCTGTGTTCTCGCCCTCGCCATCTGCGCCCTGCTCGGTGTTGGTGTTGCCACCTACGATAGCATCATTAACGTTAGCCTTAATAGGCTGCTGAAAGCGTGCATCGGTCGCCATTGGCAAAGGTCGGCAAATAGTACCGTCCTGCTCGCTTCTTGCCTCGTGTGGCATAAGTGCAATACCACCGATCTTAACCAATATGTCGTTAAGTTGGGTTAGTGGGCCAAATTTCAACATATCATTTTGCCAAAAAAGATAGTTGCCATCACTCACCATGTTACGGTCATTCTCCAGTTGCAAGTATCGTGCAACCAATGGATTTGCTTTAATGTATCTTGCCATAATCTTATATTGATTAAATTATTATTTGATTAATATTACGTTATCGTCTGCATCAACGAATACTGCGCCGTCGCTGTCTTCCCATGCACACGCCGGGCCTACGTCCTTAACGTCCAAACCATAAACGCCGCCTAACGTCTGGCTAACCTTATCGGTCGAAAGCGTCGGTGTCATACCATGCGCTATAAGCGAATAGTTAAGCGTTCCTGACGGGGCATTTGTTGCAGCATACCAAAGCGGCAATAACTCACGCTCCGGGTTGTCGATCATGCCGTTAGTGTTCCAAATCTTCGCCGTTGGCGCAATCTCTAACAAACCGCTTGGTAGGTTGGTAGGTAGTTCGCCGATGTCGTACTCAAATTTTGGGATTCTGCGAATAAATGCCACTAACTTAGTAGGGGCGTTGTTCGATAGTGTTACGCTGCTTGGGTTTCCGTCCGGGCTATACTTCGCCCTACATCGCAAATAGAGTTCTGCACCCATGAGGCTACGATTAACGGTACAACTGTTTCCGTCTTCCGCTACCACTACGTCATAGTCTAACGTGGTGTCGCTACCTACGGCGGTAAACGTTCCGTCTTCTCTCATCACCTCCCAAACAAACAAACGCTTATTCTCCGGGCACTCATTAACGCCTAATCTCAATGATGCGTGTACCGTCTGCGTGTCCGGGTCGCTCAATGGGTTGTAGATAGTTTGGGCGGCGGCATCCAATACCAGAAGTGGCGTATATGTTGTGGCGTTCTTGCACTGCACTTGGTACGGCTTGATGATGTGGTGTACCTGATTAGTACGTGGGTCTTTGTAGTCCGCTTCAAATCGTAGATTCATAGGTATCTGCGGTTTGGCGTTCTTCTTGATCCTAATACGTCCTGCTTTTGCGCCCTTGCTGACTACCTCAAAGTCCGGGTTAGTGCTATCTATCAGGGTGTCGGCGGCCCCTTTGTTCACCTCATACCAGACTACGTTAGTGAGGTCTTGATTAATCAAGCCCGGCGTTAAAACCTCGTCTTTGTCAAGTCTGCCGATATTCGGCTGCACTATCAAGTTAGATGCGTCTATGGTGTAATCGGGCGTATATGTGTCGGTGTCTGCGTCGTAGTTCTGACTATCCGATACGCCGCCCTCAACCACCATGCTAACATTAATTTGCAGTGGCTTAAAGTTGAAATCAAATCTTTTTGTCTTCATAACTGCGCTATGTTTAAATTAATACTCGTAACTGACTGCCGCCGTTGCTGCTTCGTTGCCCATGCCGTCACGTAAAGTAACGGTAGCCGTAAAGCGTATAACTTTAGGCATATAGCCGTTAAAATCCATGTCCTCGGCTGTAAGGTGCAAAGACTTTCCGGTATTGGCGTGGCGCAAACTCCAAACATTGTCGCTTGCCGTTCTCTCGTTTCCCTCTGCGTCCTCGCTGTATCTCGTCCACATTACGTCTGCGTCCAAAATATCGTCTGTGATATTCATATTATACAGGGTCGCCACGATAGTTAGCGTGAGGTCTATTTTGTCCGGGTCTAAGATACTTTCAGGCTCTTGGAAATCTACGGCAAAGTCTGGGTTTCCCTCGATCATCGCCCAATCGGTATTGTTCCATGCCGGGGCGGTCGTTGTGAGGTTCTTGCAACATCTGTACTTGCAGCCATTAAACCAAACGTCTGATGTCTCATACTCTCCGGTGTCCGGGTTGATGGCATCACAATAGTACTTACCGCTTTGCGTCCACGCCCCACGATCCACATACGTAACCAACGGCTTACCAGTCCATTTGTTAAGTCTGATAATATCCATTGTGACGATACCCGGTATATACATATAGTCCAAACCGTCACGTATTGGCAAAGGGTTGCCGTTATCGTCCAATAACTCGTACACAAATTCTGGCAAACTGCCGAAAGCTGCCCCATAGTTGGCGTTATCCAAAATCGGCTTAGTCACTCCCTTTAGCTTGACGATTCGCCCCTCTGTGCTCGATAGGTACAAACAATCTTGCCGTTTCGTGTCCGTTTGGTTTCCACATCGTGCAATCTTCATCATTTCGCACGGTGGGTAGTTCTTGCCGCTTGGTACTTCGGTGTCCGGGTACTGCGTCACCTCTATGTAATTGTTAGCGGTATTAACGCTATTAACTCTAAACCATGCCGTGTAATACTTTCCGCTACCTTGCGCCAAAGTATTGATGATACCTTTAAGTACATTGTTTTCTGCTTGGGCGGTAAAATATCCGTCCCATTTGCTTCTCAGGTGCAAACCAAAACAACCATCGCCCAAATCGTCCACGCTTTCGATTGTGTCCGCTTCTGTTAGAAGTTGGTCGCCCTCGATTGCAGACAATCGGTTTACTATCAATTCCAGACACTCAAAGTAACTGCGCACTCTTAGGCTTTCCACCTCGGCGTTACCTTGTGCGTCAATACCTGCGCCCTTACCTGCATACAGGGATTTGACAAACTCGCCAAAGTGGGCGCCGTCCTTGAATACTGCCAAACCGATAGCCGTTAAGCCCTGCTGAAAAGTAATGTGCCCTTGCGCTATGTCGGCGGTAATCTTCGACAAAAAGCGGTCGTTAATCGGGCTATCCTCTGCAACGTCTCCGGCTAAATCGGAATAGGCGGCACGGCTCGCATATCCTGCACGGTTTGCATACTCGGACTGCTCGGCGTGTGTCGCTAAATCGGCTTTGGCTGCGTGCTTGGCTTCCTCGGTCATTTTGCCGATACTTCCATAGCTGCCGCCTCCGGTGGATGCCCCACCGCTGCCGCTGTTCCTGGGTTTTGCTATCTGCTTAACTTCGATCATGTGCCAATCTCCTTTAATGTGAGGTCGGCACGTCCCTCAATAAGGTTTCTGCCGATGCCCTGCACGAAAAATTCTTTGCCCAAAGCCTCGTGGCGATAATGGTTAAACAGACTAACAACATTATCAATGTCCCTTAGTTTCTGCTCCATCACGATACGTGGCCTATGGTATTCTGTATAATAACTATCTACGTAGATTTGTTCGGGCTTCGCCTTAACGTTGCCGTTTCGGTCGTACACCTCCAACACTCCGTCCCCGGTTGATATATTCAACGGCGTGGATAACTTCACCGTATTGCTAACTCCCAACTGGGCGCACTCTGTGGCGGTCAATGCCGAATTTATCTTAAACTCCAAATCGTCCTTTTTGTTCACAAAGGTTTCTTTGGTGTCGCTCATATAGATAATATCGTTATCATCATTGCCATTGCTGATTAGTCCATTATCGCTATAAACTTTAACCTCAAACGACTTAATCAGGATGCTACTAACATGGGCTAAAAGCGGTACTGATGAGCGGCTCCACTTCGTATGCCTGAAAAAGGTAGGGTGGCGGCGTGTATATTCGTCCCATGTAGCGTTTACAGGGCCTAATATCATAAACTTAACCTGCCCACTTATCTTGTCGCCCTTGGTAATCGGTATTGCTATGCCCTCGGCATCTATTCCCTTGGTTGTGTCGAAATTATTCTGTAGTCTGAACTCTGTGCCCACCAACTTGTCGCCTATCTTAGGGTCAAAGCCAATAGTAAAGCATTGCTGATAATATTCATCATCGCTTTGGCACTCGCTCCGTTCCTTGTATTTCCGCCAAACAAAATCGGTTGTCTGCCCATCGGTTCCGGTCTCCACTACGCATTTGTCGCCGATAATCAACATACAGGCTAGTACGGCTACCTTACTGATTTTGTCGGTACTGTCACCTACTGCGCTGTACTTAAATTCGTATTCCTCTGGGCCTTCTCCGGTATATGGATAAAAGCCGCTATCTGCGCCCTCATGCCATGATACTTCTTTGCTCGGTGTCTCGGCTTGCCAATACTGACGGGTGTAATATCGGCCATCGCCATTATTTCGGCTTGGTACGGTCTGATGCCATACGTAGATCAT